CCAGCGTTCACGCCTAATCTTACGTTAGATGTTCCTGCTGTTGGAGTGGATGGAGCGCCATCTGCCGCTATTTCAAAAACGACTGTATCGCTGGTTGCAAACTTCATGGGGATAGCGTCTTGTGTCGCTAGAAAAGCGGCAGCAGAAGTCAGTCCCATCTCAAACGTATTGTTGCTAGTCGTTTCTTTTATAAGAACTATTGGGTGCGTGGCATCAAAAACATTTATACCGTTTGCATCTCCAGAGAAGTTACCGTTGTCAAACGTAGAGCCGCCAAACATGACGTTTCCAGTGCTTCCTTCCAAGAAAAAAGCGTGAGTGTTTGCGTTTGACTCAACGCGAAAATCTACATCAGCACTTGCTTCATTGAATACAGCGCCGCCGTCTTGCGTCAAAGCACCATCAATATCCACCACATCAAGGTTTGTGGTGCCATCAACGTCTATATCGCCTGAGATGTCTAGGCTGGCAAACACAGAAGTGCCTGTCGCGGTAACAGTGCCTGATACGTCGGCGTTACCGTTGATGTCTATAAGCGTAGCAGTAAGATCAATCTCATCCGTCGCACCCAGCGACAAGACCGTAGCAGACGAGCCTTGAATGAACTGGCTCGCGTCGTTGAACATGATCTTGTTCGTAGAGTTCAGCGTTAGGCCAGATCCGTCTGTATGCGTAAGCGTAGTGTCGCCATCGGCACCGAAGGTAATAACTGCGCTGTCGGAGGTAAACGTCAGGTCATCATCAATGAACAGGTCAGGAATAGACAGGTCTTGGAAAGCATCAACCATCGCACCGCCAGAACCAGCACCATCTGAATAGATAGCTTTGGTCTGACCATTCGGGACTGTGATCGTAGCCCCACTGCCCTGCTTAATAATGATTGTCTGTGAGCCGCTAGTAGCATTCTCTATAAGCCACAGCTTGCTAACAGTGTTTGGGCCAATAGTTATAGTGCAAGCAGAGTCTAAAGTGCCAGTGTACTTGAGGAAAATACTGCGCCCAGGGTCAGTAGAACCATCAGCAATAGTAGTAGTGTGCGTGTCTGCATTTGTGGTAATTGCCTCTGTGCCAAAGGAAAATGCCTCTGCAATTAGCTCGAGGTTAGTATTTGTACTCGTGCCCCATGTCCCGGATTCATCTCCAGTGGCGATTTCTTTGAGCCGTAAGTCGTTTACATAAGTTGCCATATTAAGCTACCTCTTCCCAATTCGGTGTTTGACTGTCATCAATAATAGACCAGCTTGAATCTTGGCCTGGTATAATTTTTCCCCAAACCAACGCGCCGCCACACAAACCATCAGCAGACACACCTGTAACAGCAACGTCAGCCGCTGCAGTCGCAGTGACAGTTCCAATCGCTGATGTAAGTTCAAACCCAGAAACACTGATCGTGTTGTTTGTAACCAGCGAGATAGTACCAAGCGCAGACGTACCAGCGTTACCTGTAACGGATACATTTGCTGCGGCGTCTGTCGTAATCGATCCGACTGATGCCGTTCCAGAAACGCCTGTGACAACGGCTGTTCCTGCTGCATCGACGGTGATCGTACCAATTGCAGACGTTCCGACATTGCCTGTAACTGATGCATTAGCGGCTGCTGTAACCGTGACTGAACCGACTGCACTTGTGCCTGCAACGCCTGTGACGCTTGTGTTAGCCGCTGCCGCAACGGTGACAGATCCAACTGCGCTCGTTCCTGCAACGCCTGTAACCGAAGTATTAGCTGCTGCCGCAACTGTAACTGTGCCAACGGCTGAAGTCCCTGCGACACCCGTGACAACAACTGGGATTGGTTCACCCCATGTGCCTTGGCCCCAAGTGCCTCTACCCCAGCCAGTAACATTCGCCACACGTTAAGTCCTATTGATTATGACTTTGATCTTGTTGTTGTTTGACCCATTCTAAATACTCTTCTTCAGTCATACGCCTCTGTTGAGCTTGTTGAGCCACAACATATTAAGCGATTCTTATTATCGCGTTAGATGCATCAGCTGCAGGAAACTGAATGGTGAAATCACCAGCAGTCGATGTTTTATCACCACCAAAATCAAGAGCACACACTGCTGGATCACCAGAAGCACTGTCATTAAATATGAGTGCCCCTCTGGCAGTCACCGTTGCATTTGAAAATGTCAGATCGGCGAAGTCTGTGAGTGCTGTAGTCCCTGATGTGCTCGGATCAACTCGCGTAAGCGAAGCACCTTTTGCGGTGTAGTTCGTGCCACTCACCTCATTTGAAGTTGTGTAAGCAGTCGTGCCTGCACCTAAACTTGCAGAGCTAGTGTACAAAGCAAGGTTGAACGTGCTACCACCAGAGTTCTTGAAGTTATGAACTGCTTCCATAAGCTCTTGTTTAAAACTGGTGCATATTGCTGTCGTAATAGCCATTATAGCCTCCTGATTATATTAGCCATTTCACTTTGGCCCTGTTTTTCTAACTCGCCAATAAGTGTGGTTCTATCACTCTTAATAGCCTCTTTAATATAGTACAAAGCTGTTGCCCTGACTGCATCTTTGAACGCTTCGGCTTGCTCTGCAATCATAGGGTGACAATTGCCTCCAACACTCACAACACGATCTGCTATTGTTTGCGCCCAAAATTCAGGGTCATGACCTTTGTGGCTTGTTGTGGTGATAGAGACATTACCTATCTCACTTTGTTGCTCACTAAAAAACACAATTACGCTCTACTAATATCGTACCTAGATTCATCTCGTGCGCCATACCCTTCACCCAACTTTTTCAAAGCAGCCACTGCAGCGATGAATCGTTGTTCGTATTGTGCAACTTCTTCAGGGATCTTCAAGAATGTTGCCGCCTCTACCAACGTGCCATACAACAGAGCGTCAGGCGCATTGGTAGACAACCAAGTCGTGCCGCTATCAGATCCTGCAGTTAGCGAGTCAGGGCGATACTTGTAGTGCAGTTCAAAAGTAAATGTAGAGTCAGGTGTTGGGCCTAAAATAAATGTGGTGTCATCAAACAGTGCATAGTATTTAGGCGTGCCAGTGGTTGCCGGGTTAGGCGTGTAATCTCTAATGAATGACACATGTTTAAACAGCAAGTAAATGTACGCACTGCTAGATATGACAGCCAAACTGTATGGTGCCAAGAAATCTGTAGGCGTAGAAAGATATGTGTTGCTCGCTGCAGCTGTACCTGTGACGTTCTTTCTAAACACAGGGAGCTCGACGTTTTTGAGAATGCGCTCTTCTGCCTCTTTGATGAACGTATTCAAATCAGCAACAAAAGTTGTTTCTGCAGTTTCACAATAATCTTGAACTGTGGATTTAAGTGTAGCTAGTGTAAAGCTCATGATATGACCACCGTTACTGTGCCTATTTCGCCTGTGGCAGCTTCTTGAGAGAACTCGCTGCCTATCACATCACCAGTGACAGACATCACGCTATTTGCGTCTATTGTGCGTACAACACCAGCACCTGCAACAATACTCGCAGGAACATCTGGCCTAGGATGACGCAATGCTTCCGGGTCTGCTAAATGGCGTACAGGCTCTAATTGCGGATGTTTTGGCTCAAAGCATTCTGGACAAACACGAAATCCATTCCACTCTTCTCTAAGCTGAGTGTACTTGTATTGAAAGCCGCATCGATCACATATGGCTATTGAATGTTTGCCAGATGCATAAGCCATTACGCTCGCCTATAAGATCTAATACCAGGGGCTATGTTAAGAGAAGCTCTATCCTCATCTTGATCTGCAGCCCTTGCAAACTCTTCTTCATAAAAAGCTTTGAGCATCTGAACACGATCTGGCGCTTTCTTGAGCGCGATGTAATACGCAAGACCAGCAGCCAAACATGGATAGAACCTAAAGGGCGTATCCACTGTGTTTACAGATGCGTCTGCATCTTCAATGCGCACCAACCTATTGATAAGAACTTGATCAGTAGCGTTTTCTGAAGCAGGCCAAATGTAGAGTCTAGGCGTGAGTTGCTTATCTAAGAACCATTGAGTGGGCCTGGCTTTGGTATCTTTGTTTGGGATATTCCAATATTCAGACCGCCCAATCTGACTCATCTGTATGTCAGTGACTTCACTGTTCTCTGTCCTACGCAGGATCACATCAAGCACATCAATCGTGCTTGCAGACAAATCAAGGAACTCATCACCTAGAGACAGAGTTGTAGTCGAATTTGTAACCGTCCACTGGTTTAGTCCCCTGTTTGCCCAATCGGCAAACAAGAGATTCAATGACCTGCGAGCGGTTACCGCATCATAAGAGGTGCGAAGCTCAAGCCCGCACCTCTCAAACGCTTCTTCGATGAACTCAGCTACGTCTGGAGTAAAGTCACTGCTACCAGAAGTTGTCATTAGCTGTAGCTCTTAATGACTTCTAGAATTACCGTGTAGGTATCTCCGCTGCTTGCACCAATCGTGGTGAACTGAACGTCGCCAGTTTTGCCACTGCCAGCGTTGTTGGGTATGCCAGAAAACGGTGTGTAATCATGCATACCATTTGAGTCAGGAGACAATGCGATAATCAAAGTATCAGTAGTTGCGTCGTTTAAAAGCTGAACGCCCATGCCAACGCACTGCCACCATATCTTAGATATCGCCACCTCGGTGCAAGAATCGCCACCACTGTTTTTTGTAAGCGCACTTACATCAATTTTAGTGACGGCGCTTTCGCCAGTACCATCACTGATGTTCGTGAACTTCAAAACAGCTTTGCGATTGTCATCCTGTATTGTTTGGGATGTTACTGCATCAGCCATTGTTGTCCCCTATTATGCGATTTGCACATACTCAATGATGAACGTAAAAGAACCAGCGGTGGTTGCATCAACAGTGTTAGTAATGTTGCAGAAGATAGTTCTTGCAGCAGAAGTGTACTGAACAGAAGCAGGAGCCGTAGTGCCGCTTTGCGTCTGAGTCACAAGCGTTGTTGTGGTTACGTTGTGCTCAACAACAGTTGTACCGCCGTCCAAAATCTCATCAGTTACCGCCGCAACAATCTGTGCGCCAGAAGATGAAGTACCGACCTCATAACCAATGTCACCCGTACCAATAACTGGTGAGGTGTCACAGAAGATCTTGATGTCAGTGATGATTGTGTTTGCAGGCTGCGTGAACTCACCAATAGTAGGGCTGTCACCCGCTGTGGTGTTAACCGTAACGCCTGTAGCAAAGCCAACGTGCTTTACAAACTTGCCTGTGAAGATACCAGTAGACGCAATATCTACGACATCTGTAACAGCACCAGAAGTTCCGTCTTTAGAAACTACTTTAAAACCGTTCTCTGATCGGACTGAACCTTTAAAAGTTGTATTAGCCATATGAGTCTCCTGTCTTGGCTATGTCAGGCGCGGGATGCTCCTGTCAGGGATTAAATACTTATACAGTAGAAAAAGAAAAGGGGCAACAAGTGCCCCTTTCTTTCAATGTTCCATGTGAAACATTAAGCGCCTTGTGATGCGAACACTGCGCGTGGATTACTGAAGCCGAAGCTGTATCGCTCCCTGGCTTTGTATCGCACGTTACCAGTGTTGAAGTCACCTTCCATAGAAGTGGCAATCGGGCTTCGCTCAAAGTGCTTGAAGCCGTCTGGCACATCAGTCATGACAAAGAATGCATCAGTGTCAGTCAAGAAGTGGTTGACTGCGTAGCCTTGAGGCAGCAGACCCATGTTCCTGATTGCGTTGATGTCGTTGTCAGCTGTTTCTACTCGTCCGGGAGTTTCCAACAATCGATCCGCTACGAACTGAAGTTGAGGAGGAACAATCAGCTTGGTTCCTTGCAGAGCCAAGATCATGTTTCGATCATCAACAAAAGTTGAGATGCTGATCAATGCGTTCTCTAACGAAGTTTCGTTGAGATCTGAAAACGCAGAAGGACGGTTTGAGAACGTGCCGCCACCAGCAAGAGGGTGATCAGTAGCGACAAGAGACTTGCCGTCACCGCCTAAGAAGCTTGAGCTAAACGCATTGTTCAATACGTTAGCAGCTTTCACCTGCTTGGTGTGTGCCATGCTACGAGCCAGCGCCTTTGTATAACGTGCGCCAAGGCGGTCATACAAATTATCTTCAACCGCTTCCTCGGTGAGCGCGAAAGCAAGCGCCACGGTCTCGTGCGTGTAGCGCGCAGTAAACCCTTCAGAAGCTTGGTCGTAACCAACGCTTTGTCCTTCAGATTTATCGCGTGCATTTCCAAAGCCTACGATCAGAACTTCTTCTTCAAACGCTCGGTCTGAAGATTCGGTTTCAAAGATCTCAGCATGCTCGTTTTCATAACGAGCGTATTCCATGCCAAATAAAGCGTTGAGACCAGGCTCTAGCTCTTTGGCTAATTGTGCTCTTGAAATAGCCATTAGTTAGCCTCCTATGCTAAGCCCGCGCCTTTTTGGCCGAATATTGAGTTCTGAATAACAACGAGTACGTTGGTATTCGCCGTAGCAACATCTGAGTTCTCTGGATCACCAGAGATATCGATGGCCTTGATGGGCAATCCTGCAGTTGTTGCACCCGTTGATACCTCAAGCTCAGCGCCAGAAATACCTGTTACGGTGCTACCTGCGCTGGTGTATACGATATCGAAGTTGCCGAAGAGATCGGCAATCGGGAATGCAGCATCAGCCTGCACTTCATAAACTACCATTGGATCATCGATGATGAACGCAATAATGTCTGAAGCGTTGGTGCTTGCAGGGTAAAAGTTGCTGAACACTTGCTCACTTGTCGTGGGGTCAGTGTATTGACAGCCGTTAAATACGCCAACGATAGGCACAGTGCCTCCGTCTGCGTGAACCTCTACCGTACCACCTGTAACTTGGGCAACCATATCTCCTTGGAAGATAGCAGTGCCATAGTTAGCGGCGATTCGATATCGGCTTTGTCCTCCCGTATAGGGGGCACCGCCCACCATACGCACTGGACGCATACCAAAAGCGGCATCTTGATTTGCCATTTTTGAATCTCCTAGTTAAACACAATCAAAATGAGGCTACGTTGATTTGTTGCCTCGGCCAAAAGATACCTGCGTCTTTCTCTCTTTTGAGATTGGCATTGCAGGATGTTCGTCACGCATCAAATCATTATCTACAGCATTCATCTGTTGATCCGTTTGTTGCGCGAAATAAGCATTTCGCTCCTCCACAGTCTCTTTTGGAATCTTGGTTAACATCAAACCACCGACACCGACTGTCCCTGCATGGTTACCTTCATCGATAACTGGCAGTTCATAGCCTTGAACTTCGCTTGGATGTACAGGTTCGTACCCTTCACGAAAGCGCATGTGCACGTTAGTTTTATCTGCTTCACCGCGTATGTGGGTTCTCACCCAACGATACTGCATTCCATCAGGAGCCTCTGGGGTTTCCAATACTTGAGGTGGCGTCCATGGTTTTCTTGCAGCCTTGGTAGACCGTGAAGAAGCGCCTCGTGGGGTTCTATTAGAACCTGGTGTAGTAGTTTCTTCGCTCATGAACTTTGTAACCTCATCTTTTGTTTTGCGTACTCTTTGAACGGCACCCCTAATTTTCTAGCAAGTTGCTGTTCGCTGGGGCTTAGCTCGACTGTACGATTGTTTTGACTGCGTCCACTTCCAGTTATGCGCGTATTGGAGACAACAGTTTGGACGGGTTGTTGTTTGCCTCCTGCGGGAAACTTATGAGGAAGTTCTTCCCTCATACGTCTATCTATCTGAGAGTAGTATTCATCAGACTCTAAGTCAATTCCACTACCCTGCAATTCATTATGTATGGCAAACGCTACGTTTGTCATCACGGTGTCTGTTCCGAACCATTCGTTGCTTGTAGCCCACTGCTGTGCTCGCTCAGAAGGTTCTTCGTAAGCAGGCTGTTCAGTCGGCGTAAAATCCATTTGAGGATCTTGTTCAACTTGTTGGCTCTGTTGATCAACCCACGCATCGTACTGCACTTTGTAGTCAGCAAGTTCTTGCCGATACTTTGCAAGTGCATTTCGATCAGCCTCTGCTCGAGCAAGCATCTGCTGTGCTTCAGCCATGGCTTCTGGATCACCAGATTCATACGCAGTCTTCAGGTTACGCTTTGCAGCCATAGCCTGTGTATCAACACGGTTCTCCATCTCTTGGCTGTAGTTTTCTTGAATCTTTAGATTCTGTTCAGCACTAGAGGTTTGAGTGTTTTTCAGTTGAGCAGCTAAAGCTTCGTTTTGTTCTTTGATCTCTTTGGCGTACTGCAATGCCTGCAGTTCACGCCGCTGATATTCTTTAGCTTGCTTTACAGCTTGATTGATTCTGTTCTGAGCAGTTCTTGCTTTTACCTCAACTTCAGAAAGTTCTTCTTCCGTATTTGGCTCTGCAGTTTCAAAGTCTTCTTGAACAGCGTCTTCTGTGACAGGTGCAAGTTCTTCAGCTTCCTCTTCAGAAAACTCAATAATTGCATTCTCTTCTTGAACTTCTTCTTCAACTCTACGCCCTTCTGGAAGCGCAGCTTTGTTTATGTCTTCTTCACTATCTAGCTTTGATAAAGCTTCTGTCAGTGTTTCTTCAGCCATGTTTTCACCTATGCAGACTTGATATCGTCAGGGTTGATAATTGTGCCAATCACTTCATCGTCATTGATGATGCGAACTTCATGATCGTCTTCCAAAGAGAAACGAGCGCCTGCGTATCTACCGATAAGCACCCAATCGCCTTGCTTGCACCATGGTTCACCACCAAACTTATCGTAATCTTGATAAGCCAATGGGCCGACTTTCATGACGTAACACACAGATGTCGCCAAGTTCTCCTTGCTCACAGTGGACTCAAGGAGTTGTATGCCACCATCTGTGACACCTTTGCCTTTGTATGGAAGGACTAACAATCTCCACCCAGAGGGTTCAGGCATTCTTTCAACCAAAGATTTGTCTAACACGGTAGGGTCTAAAACCCTTTCTTTTTCACTCACATATGCATCCGTAACGGACGGTTTTGCGATGGAATCTACTGCTAGATCACTCATCGGTGGGGTCTCCTTCAAACTGCAACGCTTCTCTTATTTCCTCACGCAGGGTGCGAAGCATCGATAACTCACCCATTGCAAACTTGTAGTCCTCCATAGACTTGATATTGCCCGACGTTGTGTAATCGACAATACCTTGCTCATATTGTTCAAACTTCTTCATCATGTAAGAAGCGAGAGCTATTGAATCCATTTATTTAATCGGGTTCCTCGGCATTGGTGGCGCTATACCAACAGGCATAGGCTTGCCTGTGCCCGGATTAACAATTGCGCCACTTGCTATTTGAGGTGGTGGCGGTGGGCCACCTAATCCTGCAAATGGTGCGAGTGGGGCCATTGGTACAGGAGCTCCGTACCCACCAAACTGCACTTGTGGCACAGCAGATGTCGGCATTTGGAAGCCCGGATACCCACCTTGTTGTATGTTTGAACCTGCTTCCATCATGCGCTGTGTATAATTCTCACGCACCCCAGGGTCAAAAGACTGCCCAAGTATGTTGGTAGGCACATACGTTTCACGCACACCCTGCAACGGATCCATGCTCACAAACTGTGGAGGTGGTGGGGCAGAGGGTGCGGGTGTAGCAGTGGGTGTAGTAGATTTAGAAAAAATGTCTTTAGCGGCATCTATAACCTCTTGAGGTATTTCTTTTGGCCCTTCATCAGGCATTGCTGCTTTGTACTTAAATTTTGGAAGCTCAACCTGCCCAGCGCCTGGTATATCTACCACTGTAGGAGCGGAGATTGCTTGTCCTGCAACAATTGCAGCGGCATCTGCGCGTATTTCATCAGCAGTTTTTGCTTTCGCTTGTTTTTCTGCCGTTTGTTCCTGCACAACCCTTGTTGCATCTTGAACTTCTTTTGCAAGAGCCAACAGTTTACTTGAACTTGTTTTTGGATCAGCAGCTGCCTCTCTCAACTCTTGCGCTTTAGCGGCGAGTTCTGTGGGAGTGATTATGGCTGCTGGTGGAGTAGCCGCAACAACAGGTTCTGCCTTTGGTGGTCCAGGCTCGGCAACTTTTGTGGCTGGAGGTGTGTACCTGCCGCCAGTTGCCTTGGTCACTGCTTCAGCAATCTCATCTCGTGTAGGTGTTTTGAAGTCTGGCAACAAAACTCTTTTTTCTAAATCTTTTAAAATTTCCTGAATCTTTTCTTTGTCAGGCAAAGCTATCTTGGGCGCGTCTTCTGTAATGCGAATGGGCTTTGGAGGCACAGGTGCTTCAGAGCCAGGGCCACGGCCTATATCAATTTTAGATTCTGCAGCAGCCTTTGCTTCTGCGTCTGCTTTGGCCTTAGCCTCTTTCTCAGCCTTAGCTTTGGCTTCTTTCTCTTTTCGCTTTTTCTTTGTCTCTGCAAGCAACGCTTCAGCTTTCTTCTTGGCTTCAGCAGCACCCGCTATATTGCGATCAGCTTGTTCTTTCTTGAGCTTGTCACGCTTTTTTTCAGCAGCAGCGCCTTCATCTGTAGGATAAAGCTTTTGAACCTGTCTCTGACCAGCTTCGCCAAAGAGCGCAGGCACATACTTGCCTGTCTCTGGGTTCAGTATTTGTTTTTGACGGCCACCACTGCGCTGCCATTTCTGCAACGCCATCCTGCCCCGAACACCACGAGAACGAGGTTTGGGTATCTTGACCGTGCGATACTTAGGCTCAGCCATTTGACGTTCCTAGTAGATGCCAGAAAACTTCTTACCACGCAGCGCAGCGCCAAAGCCACGCATTTCACCCGCGCCATAAGGCTTGGATGTAGTCGGTGTGGCTACAGATTCTTCTTTTGCGTAGTTAACAGTGCCTTGGTCTTTGATGCTGACTTTGCTGTCAGTGACCTTGGGCTGTGGAAAACTGGTTTGTCTTTTCATTACTTCTTACCTTTCGGTGCGGGTTTCTTTTTGGCAGGCGCTTTCTTTGCTGCAGCCTTCTTCTTTGCAGGTGCTTTCTTGACTGCAACTTCGGCTTCAACTTCAGCCTCGACCTTTACTTCAACTTCTTCTTCGCTCAATTTATTTATGTCATCAAGCATTTCAGCAGCAACTGCAGTAACTTTTTCAATACCAAGACGAGCTTCTTCTTCGCTCTTGTTCTGGGCCTTCTGTGTCGCGGCCATCTTTTGACGTACTGAACTCATTTGTCCTCCTAATTTCCGAAGAAATCTTTAGCTATATTCTCCGCTGTCTTTGCCATTTGGGCAGAACGCTGAACATTAATGCGCTCTCTGGCAATTTGGTCTTTCATCTCAGCAGTCGCTGCTTGAACTTCCATGCGATCTTCTGCTAATTCTTTATTATTATCAACACGCTCTTGCTCAATATCTATGCGCTGCTGTGCCTCACGCGCCTTTCTATCCATATCTTCTTCTTTGATATCAAGCTCGCGGTCTCTTAGTTTGACCAATGGATCATCTGGCATTTGCGGTGATAACGCTGGGCCAAGCTGCTCAAGCAACTGCGTCGTAATCGTCGCAACCTTGTCTTCCATAATCGGCATCATCTGCTGCTGCATAGCCTGTAACTGCTGCTGCATCATAGGATTCATCTGAGCCTGCTGTTGCATCATCTGCATCTGCTGGTTCATCTGCATGATCTGCGGGTCTTGTTGCGCCATCTCGCGTGCCTTGAAGTCAATGTGCTGATAGATGTGCGATTGGATCATCGCAGCGGCCTGCATCTGACCTTGCGGTACGTTCTGCACAATCGGTGACTGCAACAAAGAGATGTGTGCTGTGATGTGCGCATCATGATCTTGATCTGGAAATGCTTGTGCAGGTTGACCTTGCAGGAACCCAGCGTTCTCCATGCTTGGAGATACGGGCTGTGGCTGCGGTGGTGGTGGCAATAACTGCTCAATCTGCTGCACACCCATCGCTTCGTACATACGCCGATATGCGTTATAGATCCCCTGCGGGCCATGAATCTGAGGGTTCGACTGAACCATTCGCATCATCTCTTGGGCCATCATCACACGTTGGCTCATGGAGAAGATATTCGGGTCAGACACAGGAATGATGTCGATGCGGTCATCAAAGTCAGTTGCCATCAACTGCTGCTGACCATTCGCAATCATATAGGGATATGTCTTGAGCGGTGACTCTTTCACCACTCTTGCAAGCAGGTTGAACTCAACGCGCTGGCTGTAGTGCAACCGCTTGTGTATCGCGCTCATCACACGACTGCCCTTTTCAAGCAGCGCAATCGTTGTGCCTACAGGTGCTTCCTGATTACCATCACCCACTTGCATATCTGCAATCGATGCAAACCGCTTGCCTGCATCAACCAACATACCCAATAGCGAAAGAAGCGTGCCACTTGGCTCTTTGAACGGCAAAGGCAATAACGCATCGCGCAGTGACCCACCCGGAGCATCCATATCCCTGAACTCACCTGGCTGCAACGGCGTGTCATTGTCACGAATCCGTATGCCACGAGCCTTGAAACCTGCAGGCAGATTCGCCAACGTACCCGCATCAATCAACTGACGCAGGATAGAAGTCGATGCCTGAGACAACCCACCAATCATGTGGGTCAATCCGAATCCATAAAAGCCGACGCCGGGCAAAAACTTGTAATGCACAAAGTAATCAATGCGCTTACGCATTGGATCATTCTGTAAATAGTTCCTGCGAATCGACAGAACCGTGTTCTGAGTGGGTGATAAAGTAACAATGTATGGCAGCTTGATGCCTGTCTCTTCACCCTGCGCATCAAGGTCTTCATACCCTGGGATATCAAGATCAACGTGCATCTCAAACAACTCGCAGTCATCGTTTGAACTGCCTGATGGCTTAACACCCTGCAACTCATCAATCTCTTCTTCGACTTCATCTGTATCGATGTAGTCTGTCGCATCTTTCATCTTAGTCTTGCGATAGAAACCAGACTGCTGAAGCTTGCGCACATCGTTCATCGACATATCAATCGAATGCGTGATACGCGGTGCATTGTCTAAACTGGTGGTGCCATACGGCACAATCAACTTCTCAGACGGGATGAAACGAGAAACAGGCCGACCTACGGCTGGGTCAAAGTGCACCTTACGAAACGCACTGCCTGACAACGGGAGATAAAACAACAGCTGATCCGTTTCAGGATCGTACTCTTTCATCTCCTGCGTGATCATGAAGTTCATGTACTCCTGAACACGCGCAGCTTGCAAATCAGTCTCTGGTGTACCAAAGCCCAATGTCTGTGTCTTAACAGGCCCGCCAGATGGCAACATCTCTTTGTATGCTTGAGCCTGAAACTGTGTGACCGATTCCGCGAGAAGAGGGTGAACAACGCCAGAGGCACCATCAAACGGCTCTGTGCGGTCTTCAAACTTCATCCCAAGGAACTCAAGTCCTTCCTTGTACTGGTCTTCCCAATCTTTGCGAGAAGACTTGTCATCCTTAATATCACCCATGCAGTCGCTGTAGATGCGACCTAAATCCTGTGAGTCCATCTCTTCTGCAAGGTTGGCATCAAATGCAACAGGCATATCATCTGCCATCTCATCCATGCCAAACACCATGGTGCCGTCATCAAGGATGGCTTCATCGCCCTGTTCAATCTCATCGAACATAGCGCCCTCTTCAGGAGCGATACTGACAACAACCTCTTTGGAGTTGTCTTCAATGCCCAACTCATCTACATCAATATCGTCTACGCCGCGTTCAATTGCCATATTGTTTTACCTGCAGGCTACTCTCTGTCTGCGTACAAATTATCAAAGATCTGTCGCGTATCCAGAACGTAATCTAAATCGGACTTGCTGTAATGTATATGCTGAGATGGCTTAAAGTCTGGGGCACCCTCACCTGTCTCAAACCACGCAGGATGCGTGACCCTCACCCTGTTATTGGGCAAGGCTACAATATTTCCCGTCCACTCACCAGCATCTAACAACTCCATCACATGGCTTTGCTTGTGCTGCGCAGGATCATCTGCAATCTCGTTCTCTGCATAATCCACAGTGAACAAATACTTCGCAGGGTAAAAATCACCATCGATCTTCGCAAGCCACGGGCATGGCGTTGCACGATCTAGAACATATACAGCGTGAGTGTGACTAGAACAGTCCCAAGGCTGGGCATGATGTACCGCCATAGGTTCTGGCCATTCGTCCAGGGGGGTATCCGCAACAAGCGCGGTGATTGGCATTCTTGCCCACATGGCCCCGCCGTGGACGTTGGATTCTTCCTCATCATCATCCGATTCGCAGCCCGTAAAGATCACCTGAAAACTCAAGCACCTCGTGGGCATGGTGGTGACGGCGATAACCATGGCGTGTAAAAAATCTCCATGGTATCGCTCGTGATTGACAGTATATTCCCTTCTCACCCACGCCTTGAAATGCGGGATGTTGCTTTGTAGATAGGGCAAAACTTTTCCTTATTTTAATGCTTTTCCGTAACCTCTCATCGCAACACCTACTCCACGAGGCTTTGTTTTGTTGCGAGATCGTGTGGTCTTACCTGCAACCGTTTTGGCTGCAGAGGCTAGACCGCCGTTGGCTTTTTTGACAGGGGTAACTCTTCTGCCGGTTTTCGTGTTGTAGGTTACACCTCCAACCTGAAAAGTTTTTTCTCCTTTAAGCTCTGCTTCATCTCTGGCTTTCCGAACTTTGTCACCTAGCTTTATCCTAGGCTCAGACATTTTGTTCAACCCCTGCCCCATAAATACGCCACCAGGGATGGCGACAGCTGCTACAGCCCCAACTTCTTTTGCTTTTTGTTTATTTTTTTTATCTCTCTGTCGTTGTCGAAATGATGGTTCCCTGATTGCAGATCTCATGTCTCTGCGAGAAGAAGGCTCAGCAGTGTCTTGTGTCTTCTTTGCTCGTGCCTTCTGCGCTGCAGTCATCAGCTTTTGACGCGCTTTAGTAATACCCTTCAGTAATTTTGGCTTACTCATTATTTCAACGCCTTGCCGTATCCACGAAGCGCAGCACCCACACCGCGTGGCTTGCGTGATACCGCGCCACCCTTGGAGTAACCCTTCTTGGCCATGCCGCCTTTCGCATAACCTTTCTTCGCCATGCCACCGTTCTTCATGCGCTCCATACGCTTTTCACTGGCTCGTACTTGACGTTGCTTTTTGGCTGCAGGAGTCTGCCGAGTGTACTTGGTTTCTTCAGCCCGTCGATCTGCTTCAGCAAGCTTCTTCTGCGTAGGCGTCTTCTTAGCCTTAGTCGGCGTAAGACCTGAAGTTTTGTTGGTGTCCTTTATGGCTTTATTGAGAGCGGCTTTACCGTACTCCTTTTCAAAAGCCCTTCTACCAAGCTTCGATAGCTCTCTGACCATATTCACAACTAGGTCGCCCTTGCTAAACCCAGGGACTCCACGAGCCTTGAGTATGTCTTTCTGCGTGACCCTTCCATCACCCGTCATATCAGGGAACTTGCTCGCAGAACCACCAGCCTTCATCCCACCGGGCATCATCATCTTCTTGCCGCCTTTAGCGCCACCCTTAGATGCCATTTTAGATTTCATCATGCCGCCCATGGCCTTTCCAGCAGGCTTGGGCCGACGATTCGGGCCACTTGCAGGAGAACCAGCTACTTTTTCTTTTCTCTTAGGTCTGGACTTACCCGGAAGGAAATCAATTGCACCGCGTGCTCCTCCAAACTTGCCGTCATCGCCCAACAAGAACTTACGAATGCCGCCAACCTTCTTCTTGGCTGCAGGCTTCTTGGCAGCAGCAGTACGCTTGGCTTTCTCTGTGTCTAATTCAGTGGTGTATTTCTTGCCGTTCCAAGTAAACGTCTTGGCACCCTTGTTTCGGTGATGACGGAAAGACTCCTTGAACGGAACACCACCCTTGCTTACGCCGACGTTGTATTTCTTCTTGGCGGCAGTGGTTGGTTTTTCTGCAGGGGTGTCTTTTTTCTTCTATTTATCTCCCCCAAACAAGCTCATAGCGCCGACGCCGCCTGCACCAGCTGCAATGCGCTTACGTCCAGACCTAGCAACAGCAGCGCGTTGTCCTCTGGTGGCCATGCGAGATCCTGTGCCTTTACCCGTTTGTTCAAGACCAAAACCTTTACCAAGATTGCGAGTAGATGTTTCAGGTAGGCGCTTAACACCTTGGGCCTTTTTACCGCCCGCCCGAATTGCAACACCTTGCTCTAGTTCACGAGCGGCTCTTGCTGCTCTTTGTGCTCGTGCTTTAGCTCTTTGACCAAGGCTTACCGCCTTTTCTGCTCTCTTTACCATGGGAGATCTCCTCAATAATATGCGCGCTTCGCTCGGTAGACTTCCTCTTCCTCCTCGTCAGAATAAAGATTAATGAAGTTACCTTGTCTGAATCTTAATATCGCCTGCGTGGTCGTGTCTACATAATCATCGTTAGGCGCAAACGGGAATGCCGCACACTCCTCAATCACTTCTTCCGCAAATACATAGTTTGGTGCCCACACCATCCCCGCTTCAAACACAGGACTTACCGCATGGACACGAGTCATCTTGTCGTTGCCCCTTGATGGCCTGTAATTCACCACAGGGATACCCATAGCCCTCAACTCATGCGTCAATGGCGTACCACTCGCCTGTGCCTCAATCAAAACCATGTCAGGCTCAAACTCGTTGTACTGCTCCTGTGCAACCGCCTTCAACTCAGGGAAATCCCACCTACCCTTCTGCGCATCCAGCAAGATAAGCGCCTCACCTTCACCATCAGATGGCCTAAATACGCCCCAAGTCGTAATCGCACTGTAGTCTGCTGTCTCTTTCTTACTAAATGCGGTGTCATAGCTCTGAATTATGTACGAACACGGAGGTGGATCGTCCTTTTCCCATGTATTCCACCACTCACGCTTGATAATCGCGCCCTCTTCCGACGTAGGGTTCTGCTGATACTGCGCATTCCACTTGGAAACAGGGATCGACGCCTTGACGGCATCCAATTCCTCCCTCTTCCAGAACTCTGGCCACAAAACATTGTCCGAATCTTCAAAAATGGCAGGTAATTCCACCACTTCCCACTGATCCGCGTTATTTTCCGTCTGCCGATTCAACAATCTGCCCGTCAAATCAGCCGTAGACCATCGCGTCATCACGATCACAATCGTTCCACCAGGCTGCAAACGCTGTCTCGGCCCTGATGTGTACCACTCATAGCACGAATCCAACAACGGCAGGCTCATCGCGTCCTGCTCAGAGTGCGGATCATCAATAATTAATAAATCTGCACCCCTACCCGCTATGGCACCACCCACACCCGCTGCAAAATATTCACCCCCTCCCCCGGTCTGCCATTTCCCAGCACTTTTTGAGTCAGCCGCCAATGAAGCTTCAGGAAAAATGTTCTTATATTCATCCGTATCCATAAGGTTCCTAACCTTACGGCCAAAATTTATGGACAAATCAGCCGTGTGCGTGGTCTGCATGATCTTCAAGTCAGGCTTGAGTCCCATCATCCAACTCGGAAAGTAGATCGAGGCGAACTCACTCTTCGTATGACGCGGGGGCATGTTCACAATCAACCGCCTCAACTCACCCTTGGCAACACGGGTGAGCTTATCCGCAATCAATCGGTGGTGTTCGCCCTCAATGAAGCTGGGCCAGATGTAGCGGATGTACTCCATGAACGAGTCATGGCATGCATCGCGGGCATTCAAAAGATCTAAACGCTCCTGCAACTGAAGGATCTCCTTCATCTGCGACTCAGACAGGTGCGACAAGTTAGTCAATTGGTTTTTTCCCTGAGTTGTGCGTGGTGAATGTTATATATACACATAACTATTATGTCTACACATACAGGGGGGGTGCGGGTGCGACAAGTCGCAGACTTTTTTTGGGTTGGCTCCCTAGGGTACCTAGGTCGCATGAGGCCGCGCCTTAGCCTATCGGTCAGGGCCGGCCACGAATGCGGGCCGTTAGTTTGTGGTCGCTCCGCACAAGGCTGCGCTTGCAATGGTTTAACAATGGGATAGGTGCGGCAGATTATCGCGTATACATGGCGAATACATTAGTTGTACTTCATATGTATATAGGTGTATAATTCTCGACATTGTCGAGAAGGGACGCGGCAATACATTAAAGCAAAATTGTCCCACAAGGAAAAACGATGGAAGTAAAAACAATACAGCCGCAGACGCGACCGACTTATTACGAGAAGCTAGAGATTGCTGGCATCGCGAAAACTCGGCACGTTTCATTAAAGTGCGCGATGGGTGATCTACACACCGCGTACTGCAAGATGGATTCGCAAAACCGCGCACTGTTTAACGAAATGCTCGAAGGCATGACACTGCGCGAAGCGCTAATTGACTTCGCATTATCCGAGTCGGTTAACATCGACTTATAACCAACACGGGGGGCAATGCCCCCCATTCCCCCAAAGCATAAAGGTAAAAAGATGATAGACGTTAAAGCATTATCGGCGCAGGAATTAGAAGCGCAACGCAAGATCAGCGAGGCGGCAATTAAGCGCAGTAAGGAAGGCATGCGGCTGGCCGCGATCAATGCCGAACTGGCCGAGCGCAAAAAGGAAGGCAAGCGCAAGGCGTTAGATTCATTTGCGAATTATCAAAAGACCAGCGGCAAGGTATACATGCCATTCGTTAGCCCACTGTCAGGCGAGACTGAGCGCGGCATATTGGTGCCATGGAAAATTACCGAGCGTAACCAAACAGCCAAAACTGTGCTCGCGGTATCGTTCGACCTAGGTTAGTCGCCAGCGTAGTGCCCGTCGCCCTTGGGCGGGTATTGCGATGCTGACTAGCATCAATTAAAATAGTAACCCCAAAGCAAAAGGAAAAAAGATGATACCGACTGAATCAATAACCATGGCCATATACCTGTTATGTGGTCTCACACTCGCCGCGTTCGGGATCCTGCTTACAGGCTTCTACTACTTTGGCGAACTGGCCATGCCTGGCGTATTCGCATGGGTGGCACCGCTCATGATACCGCTAGGCATTGTGACCATCATCGTCGGCGAAAGGGAGGCGCGATAATCATGGCAAATCCATTCGGAAAAACACGCGACGTTGATAACCCATACGCGACTTATGTGGGTTGGAGCTCTGACCTTGGCCCAATCGAAATCCGCGTGCTAAGGCGGTACAAGGGATCGGTTAAAACCGAATCGAAGGATCCGTATGCGCGCTGGTACACGGCGGCGAAATCCGACGCGACATTCGGCAGCTGGGAATACGGCGACCAGTACGTTAATGAAAACCCATACGGCATAGGCATTCGGAATCAATTCCAACTGTTTAAGGCCGACCCTGAGTGGGTCGAGCAATACGCTCGACGAGTCTAACCAACATGGGGGCTTCGGCCCCCATTTTTTTTGCGCGGATCCCGCTTAACCTGGCCCACCTGGCCGGAGCTCCCTGGCTCGAGCTGCGGGCATAAATATATACAAAGGCCCAAGGCCGCAAGCGGGCCGCAAGCAAAAACATATATAAACAATGAAGGCCGCAAGCGCCAGGGGCGCATGCACAAACATATAAAAAAGGCCGAAGGCCGCAAGCGGGCGCAAATGCCAAGCGGGCGACGCGCTTGTGTCGTGTGGTCATTTTGTTATAATTGTTACCCCAAAGCATAAGGTGAAACGATGAAAGTATCAGAAGCGAGGGCCGCAGTTGGTGGCCTATCAGTACCAAGCAAGATGCCGTGCTATTCCTTCGGGATTAGTGCCGACCATTGCAAAACGGGCAGCAAGCTTGCCCAGATTGAGGGCAGCATATGCAATACATGCTATGCCCAAAAAGGCGCGTATAAGTGGACGCCTACTAAGAACGCGCACGAGCGCAGAATAAACCTAATCGGCACCAGCAATTGGGTTGATAACATGGTTCGCGCTATCAATAACGCGGATTATTTTCGCTGGTTTGACAGTGGCGATTTGCAGAGTGATGAAATGCTCGCCGATATTGTGCGCGTCGCACTCGCTACCCCTGACACCAAGCACTGGTTACCCACTCATGAAAACTTCATGGTGTCGCGGTACTTGCGCAAGCATGGCAAGTTCCCAAGCAATCTAACCGTGCGCGTATCTGCTGCCATGGTAGACGGCGAACCCCCCAAGCGATTTGCGCTCACTAGCACAGTGCACCAACTAGGCAAGCCTATTGGCCGCGAGTGCCCATCATCCAAGCAGGGTAACAAGTGTGGCGATTGCCGCGCATGCTGGAACCCGCGCATTAAGAACATCAGTTACAAGTACCACTAGGGAGGGCGGGATCCGCCTCCCTGGACCTACGCTGGGGAAAGCCGGGACGCGCCTGGCCGACCTCGAGCGGAGCTCCCGCAGCCCGC